TTAGGAGCTAACTATGGCAAGTAGAATTGTAGGCTCAGATGTAAAAACAGCTACGACTGACTCCGCCGCTACAGGCGGAGCTGTCTTACAAGCAGGTAGATCAAGATTAAGAGGTTACATTATTGCAGGAGGAACTTCTGACGGTACTGTAACTTTTAGAGATGGATCTGTAACTGGTGCTACTCTTTTAATTGCTCCTTGCAACGCTAATGATACTGAAACTTTAAACATCCCGGATTCCGGTGTTTTGTTTGAAGATGGTATTCACGTTGTATTAAGTAATATAGATAGAGTAACTGTTTTTCATTCTTAGTCATGGCTGAGAAGTCATCAATATCAAGAGTAGGAACAACTGAGCCTTTTGAGTTACAAATTTCAAGAGGCCAGATTTCCTATCACACCCCTTTATTTAAATATGGGTACAACCCATTAATTATTAATGTAAATGAAACTATTTGGGATGGCGGTGGTATTTATAATTATCCAAGTTCTGCGGCAGCTTTAGATGTTTTAAGTTCAGTTGCAGGAACAGACTCAGGAATTACTGGAACTGTTTTTGGATTGGATACAAACTATCAAGAAATACAAGAAGATTTTACTCTTGATGCATCAGGCGAATATACAACAACTGCTGAATTTTTAAGAGTTTATAGAGCCTATATAACAGGTAGCTCATCTCCTACAGGAAACATTACATTTAAAATAGGTGCTACATTGCATGCACAAATAACTGCTGGTGAAAACCAAACATTAATGGCAGTTTATACAGTGCCAGCTGGAAAAACTCTTTATGTAACAAGAGGCATAGCAACACATGGTACTGATACCTCTGGTGCTTTTATGACTGTAAGATTTGTAACAAGAGAATATGGTTCAATATTTAGAACAGCTACTAAAATTGATTTAATAGGAAATCATATAGACTTTCCTTTTGACCAACCTTTAAAAATTACAGAAAAAACAGATTTAGAGGTTAGAGCTATTTGTTCTAAGAATCAAAATAATGCAATAGCAGCAACTTTTGAAGGAGTTTTAATAGATAATGCAGAATAGTGGCTAAGTTAAATAAAAAAACAATGCCTTGCAACAAACCAAGGCGAACTCCAAAACACAAAACAAAATCGCATGTAGTAAAAGCTTGTGAAAAGGGCTTAGAGAAAATTATACGCTTTGGACAACAGGGCAAAAAAGTTGGAACTTTAAAGGGTACCGCAGGTAAACCAAAGAAAGGTGAATCAGCTAGAATGAAAGCCAAAAGAAAATCATTTAAGGCAAGGCATGCTAAAAATATCAAAAAAGGTAAAATGTCAGCAGCCTATTGGGCTGATAAGGTGAAATGGTAATGGCTATACCTAAAAATGTAAAAAATCCAAGTCTTTATAGCAAAGCTAAGTCTAAAGCAAAGGCAAAGTTTGATGTTTATCCATCAGCTTATGCAAATGCGTACATGGTCAAGGAATATAAAAAAATGGGTGGTCAATACAAGGCAAATGGTGGCACGGTTAAAAAGGGTGCAGGTGTTAAAAGTTTTATAGCTCGTGGTTGTGGTGCGGTTATGAATAATCGCAGAAAGAAAACCAAGATGCGTGGCTAATGACTAAGCGATCAGGCGGACTAAAGAAGTGGTTTAAGGAAGAGTGGGTAGATATTGGATCGCCTAAAAAAGGTGGTGGGTTTAAGAAGTGCGGAAGAAAGTCTGCAAGAGGATCAAAAAGAAAATATCCAAAATGCGTGCCTAAATCAAAAGCACAATCAATGACCAAATCACAAATCAAATCGGCAGTCACAAGAAAGAGATCAAAAAAACAAGGTGTGGGCGGAAAGCCAACTAATGTTAAAACTTTTGCAAAAAAAAACAAAAAATAAGGTATCATAAACATTAGCCTTAATTGGCTAAATTTAAACACAGGAGTTTACAATGGGATTTTTATCAAAAGCATTTAAAAAAGTAAAGCCAAAATCAATGGCACGAAAAGCATCGGGAAAAATGGGCAAAGGTCTTTTTGGAAAGGTTGCTTCTAGGGCTGTTTCTAAGTCAAAAAATCAATCAGGCAGAGCAAGAATGCCGTCATCAGGCGGAATTTTTGGCTCATTGCAAAAATTAAGCAAAGAAAAACCTGCGTCAATGAAATCTACACGATCTTCAATGCCCGCAAGAGGAAAAGGCATGTCGGGGTCAAATCAAAGAAAAGTTGCTATGTACAAAGATGGCGGTGGCGTTTGTGCAGGTGCATCAAACTACAGAAGATCAAGACAGGGTGCTGAGATAGCAAGATAATATGGCAGTTTCAGGCTCTAAAAATTTTGAGCTAGATGTAGCTGAATACATAGAAGAAGCATTTGAAAGATGCGGTCTTGAGCTACGCACAGCATACGATTTAAAAACTGCAAAACGCAGTTTAAATTTATTGTTAGCTGAATGGGCTAACCGTGGTTTAAATCAATGGACTATCTCACAAACATCTATCGCTTTGACACAAGGCACAACATCTTATGATTTGGATGCAACAAATCCAACTGCTGTAATTGATGTGTTAGATGCATTTATCAGAAGAACAACTAATGGTACACCAAGCGATTTGCAAATGAATCAAATCTCAAGAAGTGAATATGCAGCTATTCCTGATAAAACTGCACAAGGTAGACCATCTCAATATTTTGTAGACAAACAAATTACACCAACAATCTATCTATACAACGCCCCTGAGAACTCAACAGATGTTCTTTATGTAAATAGAATTATGCGTATGGATGATGTAGATGCATCAACCGATACTTTGCAGATGCCATTTAGGTTCTATCCTTGCCTTAGTGCAGGATTGGCTTACTATCTATCCCTCAAAAAAGCTCCTGAAAGAACGGGCATGTTAAAACAACTCTATGAAGAAGAGTTTGAAAGAGCTTTAAGTCAAGACGAGGACAGAGCATCATTTAGAGCAACCCCTGATACTAGGGCATACGATTACGCATAATGGCATTCGCATCGGAAAAGAATGCGTATGGTATCTGTGATAGATGTGGTTTTAGATACGGTTTAAAAGAACTTAAAAAAGAATGGAATGGTTACAGAACCTGTCCTGAGTGCTATGAACCCAAACACCCACAATTAGAAACAAGAAGAAACTTGGCTGATCCTGAGGCTTTACGCAATCCAAGAGTGGACACAAGCGTAGTACCAAGCAATTTTACAGTTTATACAAACTGGGATTTGGGTATAATAGGAACAGCACTTACGGTGCCTAATGCTTTAGAATCTGAATTAGGTACAGTTACGGTAACAAACACATGAGCTTTACATTAACAACATTAAAAACAGCTATTCAAGATTATCTTGAAACTGACGAAACCACTTTTGTAAATCAGCTTGATACATTTATTTTGCAAGGTGAAGAAAGGATATTTAAAGTAGTACAGCTACCTGATCAAAGAAAAAATGTTTCAGGTAATTTAACGGCAGATCAAAGGTTTTTAAGCACACCAACAGATTGGCTTGGTAGTTTTTCTTTAGCAGTTATAGATGGTGGAAATTATACTTATTGCGATTTTAAACATAATTCTTTTATCAAAGAGTATTCTTCAAACACATCTACTAGAGGAAAACCAAAATACTATTCAATATTTGATCAATCAAGCTTTGAAGTGTCACCAGTTCCTGATCAAGCTTATGATGTAGAGCTTCATTATTTAGCAAGACCTAAATCAATTACTGATCCAACTGTAGAATACAATGGTGTCAGTGCTACAACATATTTATCAACTGAGGCTCCTGATACGCTTCTATACGCATGTTTGGTTGAGGGTGCAATATTTTTAAAACTACCTCAAGCAGAGGTTGGTATATTAGATTCTAAATTCAAAGAAGCCTTGGGTAGACTGAAGAACCTAGGTGAAGGCAGAGATACAAGAGATGAAATGAGGTACGATTCGCTTAGAATTAATGTAACTTAATTTTCTTTTTGAGAGGAGAAAAATGAAGAGAATAAAAAAACTTGAAGGCAAGACTGTGGCTATCGTTGGCTTGGGTCGTAGTTGGTTTGACTATAATTTAGCAGCATCTCATGGAGACAACTTTGATGAAGTTTGGGGCATTAATGCTGTAGGCTCTGTTATATATCACGATAGAACCTTTATGATGGACCCACCATCTAGGTTTTTAGACAGCGATGATGCAGGTGGGCAAACCAGTGGTATGACAAGAATGTTAACAAAAGGCGACAAGCCAATTTACACATGTCAACTGGATGAAAGAGCAAAAAACTTAGTGTTATATCCAATTGATGAAATTGTTGGGGATTTGAATTGTTGTTATCTAAATAACACCGTGGCTTATGCTATAGCATTTGCTTTGTGGAATAAAGTTGGGTCATTAAAAATATATGGAGTCGATTTTACCTACAAAGGCAACCTACACTTTGCAGAATCAGGCAGGGCTTGTGTAGAGTTTTGGCTATCTAAATGTATGCATGCGGGTATGGAAGTAGGTGTTGCCAGTTCTTCCACGCTGTTAGATACAAATGTAGAAACCCGTGAAAAACTTTATGGCTATCATAGATTGGCAGACCCACTAGTGCCTTTAATGGATGGCGATAAAATGATTGTAAAAAAAATGAGCGAGCTTACAGTAAACAGAATGCCAATAGAACCACAACTTATTGGTAGACATGATGATAAAACAAACCCAGTTGAACCAAAGGAGTGGTAAATGATTGATGATACAACTTTAACTAATCTTGGAAGTATTGAGGTACATACCACAACAGAAGGTGGTCATCCAGTAGAATTTTGGGCAAAAAGGTGTATTGAAAGAATCATTGCGGTAAGCGATGAAGCACCTGAAGATGTAAAAAACCAAGTCAATGAGTTTAAAAACAATATTGAAAAAGTTATTGAACTATAT